GCGTCGGCGGCAACCCGGTCGTCCTGCGCCGTCACGTGCTGGTAGACACGCATCGTCACCGCGACGTCGGCATGCCCGAGGCGCTGGCTGACCACCTTCACCGGGACACCAGCACGCAGCATGACCGTCGCGGCCGTGTGCCGGGCGTCGTGCAGTCGGATGGCCGGTAGCCCGGCACGGGCCACCGCCTCCCGCCACCACCGCGTCACCGTCTCAGGATGCGGCGGGACGCCTGCCTCGTCGACGAACACGAGGCCGCCGATGTTCTGCCACGCTTCACCAGCGGCGAGCCGTTCGGCTGCCTGACGGCGCCGCCACGCGGCGAGCACGCCGGACGTGTCGGTGTCGAGCGCGACGACTCGCGCGCCGGCGCGTGTCTTCGGGGCGCCGGTCACGACCGTCTCCGCCACAACCCTCGTCGATGCCACCGTGATCGTGCCGGCGACGAGGTCGACGTCACGCCAGCGGAGTCCGCACAACTCGCCGCGCCGTAGCCCGGTGGCCAGCACCAAGCGCCAGAGCGGGTACATACGGTCGTCGGCCACCGACGCGAGGAATGCCGTCGCCTCGTCCTCGGTCCAGGCGTTCATCTCGCGGTGCTCACGTCGCGGCAGCCGGGCGTCGGTCGCAGGGTTGTGGCCGAGGAGTCGAAGCCGCACCCCGTCACCAAGCGCCACCGACAGGAGCCCGGCCGTGTTCGCCACGGTCTTCGGCGACAACGGTCCGCCAGCTCGACCGCCGCTCCGCAGTAATACGGCGTAGAAGTGCTCCAGGGTGGCGGTGTCCAGCGACGACAACGCGACGTCGCCCACGGAGGGCACGACACGGCAGCGGATGATCTTCTCGTAGCCGAGCACGGTGGCGGCGCGCAGGTTCACGCGCCGAGCCGGAAGCCACGTCTCAGTTAGGTACTCGGCGACGGTGGTCCGCGATGGTGGCACGTACCGTCCGAGCCGCATCGCCTCGAGCGTCTCGCGTTCGGCGACAGCGGCCGCCTTCTTGGTGGCGAACCCTCGCCGGCGGAGCTGCTGGCGCTTTCCGTTGATCGCGGCGACGTCGGTGACGAAGTACCACGTCCCGCGGGCAACGTCCTTCTTGACGCTCACTGGTCGTTCTCCTTGCTCGCGGCGTCGTCGTGGGCCTGGAAGATGTCGGGATGGCGCGCGAGGAAGTTGGCCAGCTCCTTCGCCTCGGGGTGTGGGTAGCGCGACAACCTCTGGAGCGCCTCGATTCGCCTCGTCCCCGCGTGGAAGCAGTTGAAGAACAGCGTCCGCATCTCGGGCGGCATGCTGGCGATGGCCGCGGCGAGGACGGCGAACGCGCACGGAGGGAGCCCGGCGAGATTGTTCATCTGGTCAGGGCCGAGGCCGAGATCGGCCATCGCGTGGAGGTCACGCTCGAACTCGCTCATACCTCGCCTGCCTTGCCTGGACGTGCCGGGCCGAGCAGGCCGGCGTCTCGTGCTGCCCTGATGCGCTTCGCGGCGCCGCTGTCGGAGAGGTGGAACTGCTCACGCACGGCCACGCGCGGGTTCGCCCCGATGCGATGCGCCTGGCGGTACACCCTTGCGACCTCGCCCAGGTCGTCATTCGTCAGCGTCCGCCCCTTGTGGGCCAGAAGGAGCTCGGCAGTGCTCAGGTACTCGCTCCGCTGTTCAGCCGTCAGGTCGCGCTGAGGATCACTCGCGACCGACGCATGGGCGAACGCCGCCGCCTGTCGCATGCGGTCGGCCAGCTCAGCGAAGCGGATGCCTTTCAACGTCTCGCCGGTAACGACCTCACCGGGCGACGCTTCGATCATCACAGCGACGGGCTCGGCACGACCAGCGACAGGCGCCCACTTGATCTCGACACGCCAGCGGCGTCCCCGCCTGTCGGTCCACCACGTCTCGTTTGGGAACGGCTTCTTCTCCTTCGCCATGCCCGACACCATAACCGGAAAGGGCACGGTTAGCAAGGCTCAGTGTCCTTAATACTGTGTCGTTTCCGGCCATACTGGTGCGTGACACCCCGTAAGGAGGGAACGAACGTGATCGACCTCGACCCAGAGCGCCGGCCAACCATCAGCATCGACGAGTCAGCGATCGTGCTCGGCATCTCTCGGGCGTCCGCGTACGAGGCAGCCAAGAACGGCGAGCTTCCGACCGTGCGCTTCGGTCGGCGTATCCGCGTGCCATCGGCCGCGCTGCGCCGCTTGCTCGCCCTCGACGAGCCCACCTCCCGACCATGAGGGCCGGAGACGGCACCGCCCTCGGCGTCTACCGAGGGCGGGCATTCGACCTATCGAGCGGCGGGCACGATGGCGGTCGTCGTGAGTAAGCGTACCGCAACCCGCAACCCGACGCTTGCACGACGGAGGAAAGCTCGCCGCGCCGCGCTCCATGGCCGACGGCCTGTCGTGGCCCACGTGTGCGACTTGTCGCGGAACATCATCGACGCACGTCGGGTCGCCGGTGAGCCCGTTATCGGCTGGTGTGGGTTCGCGCGGGTTCCGCTCGACCTCAGCGGCCGCCGCATTGTGGTTTGCGGCGAGTGCTACCGCGAACAGCGCAGGCGGCTCGGGTGAGCACTGCGCCTGTCGACCGCGTCCTAGCCGCGCTCGCGGGGCGCGGGTCGACCCCGCGCCGCTCCGGCGAGGGCTGGGCGGCGCGCTGTCCGGCGCACGACGACTCGTCGCCGTCGTTGAGCGTCAGCGTCGGCGCCGAGGGCCGCGTGGTGCTGCACTGCCATGCTGGCTGCCCGCCCGAGGCGGTGGTGGGCGTGTTGGGCTTGTCGATGGCTGACCTGTTCGTGTCGAGCTCGAGCGGCGACGGGAAAGGCAAGCGCATCGTGGCTACCTACTCGTACCCGGACGAGAACGGCGCGGTGCTGTTCGAGGTCGTCCGCTTCGAGCCCAAGGGATTCAGCCAGCGCCGGCCCGACGGACGTGGGGGATGGATCTGGAAGCTCGGCGACACGCGCCGAATCCTCTACAGGCTGCCCGAGCTCAAGGCCGCCGTCGCCGAGGGCCAGCAGGTGTGGATCGCCGAGGGCGAGAAGGACGCCGAGGCGCTCATCCGTGCGGGCGTAACCGCCACGTGCGCGCCGCAAGGCGCCGGCAAGTGGTCGCGGGTGCCGAATGCGCGCACCATCCTGGCCGGCGCTGACGTGGTCATCGTGGCCGACAAGGACAAGGCCGGCTATGCGCACGCCGCCGAGGTCGCGGCAGACCTGCGCGGCATTGCGAGTGAGCTCGTGGTCGTCGAAGCCGCGGAGGGCAACGACGCAGCCGATCACCTCGCCGCCGGGCTGGGCGTCGAGGACTTCGTCGTCATCGACGTCGAGGCCGAGCTTCGGCAAGTCGGCGCCGAACCCGCAGAGCGGAACGACGCCACCGACACGTTCTTCGTCGACTGGGCTGAGTTCTGGGCACAGGACCGACGCGACGCCGACTGGATCTTCGAGGATGTGCTCGCCCGGGGCCGCGCCCACGCCTTCTACGCCGTCCGCAAGACCGGCAAGAGCCTGCTGCTGCTCTTCGTCGGCGCAAGCCTCGCCACCGGCGCTCAGCCGATCGTCGTCATCTACCTCGACTTCGAGATGACCGAGGCCGACATCTACGAGCGGCTGGGCGACATGGGCTTCGGCCCCGATAGCGACCTGTCACGCCTCCGCTACGCCCTCCTGCCGTCGCTGCCGCCACTCGACGAACCCGAAGGAGCCAAGGCACTCCTCGAGCAGCTCGACGCCGTGCAAGCAGAGTTTCCCGACCATCACGTCGTCGTCATCATCGACACGACCGGGCGGGCGGTGGCGGGCGACGAGAACTCGGCAGACACGATCCGCAACTTCTACCGGTGGACCGGGCTCGCGCTGAAGCGGCGAGGAGTGACGTGGGCCCGCGCCGACCACGCCGGCAAGGACCCGACGAAAGGTCAGCGCGGCAGCTCAGCGAAGGGCGACGACGTGGACGTGATCTGGAAGGTGACGCGGTCCGACGATGGTTTCGTCCTGCAGCGCGAGGCGGCGCGCATGTCGTGGGTGCCTGAGAAGGTGGCATTCCGTCAGCATGACGGGCCGTTGCGGTTCGAGCCCGTCGGCAGCGCCTGGCCAGCCGGCACGAAAGAAGTCGCCGAGCTCCTCGACTGGCTCGACGTCGCGGCGACAGCGGGTTACCGCAAGGCCGCCGAGGCTCTTCGCAATGCCGGGCAGGGACGCTCGACCGACCTCGTCCGTGCCGCGCAGCGGTGGCGGGCGGGACGTCTTGAGGTGGCGTCGTGATGGCCTCATTCTCAGTCATTCCCACTCAGGTGCAGTGTCAGGTGCACCCCGCGGACCCCCGCTCAGGTGCGCGTGCAGGTGCACTAGGCGGGAATGGCCTCCTACCTGCCCAGGTGCAGTGTCAGGTGCACTCAGGTGCACCGGCCCCAGTCGCTCAGGTGCAAAGCACCTCACGTAGTGAGGTGCAGCACCGGACTGCGCTCGCTCAACCCACAGGAACAGCACATGCCTCGCCGCTCAGCCACCTACCGGAAACGCGCTGACGACCGTCGACGAACAGAGCACCGCAAACAACGTCAACGGGAAGGCAAGCGCCGCGTCCACCCCGTCACCGATCGTCCGCGCCGAACCGGCGGACCGAAAGACCGATGACCGGACGAACGCGGTCGGCATGACCGAGCACCCCGCGAACAGAGCGCGCATTGCCGCGGACGCGGCCCACCCTCGGCAAGCCCGCACCCATGCCGGGCTTGCTTGGCTGCGAGCAGACAGCGACCGACCACACAGCGACCGAACAGCCGACGAACAGGGGAAGCCGGCACTCCACCCCAGCCGCGGCGGGAGCGGCCTGGCTGGCGTCGCCGCTAATGAACATTGCTCGGCATCGGCAGTGCCGAGCGCCAGCCGGTGGCGTCCGTCGCTGGCACTCCTGGCCGCGGTCGGCACTCACCGGGTAGGGGGCGGGTCGGGTACAAGCCGCGGCCGACCCTCGGACACCCGCAGTGGCGCGGACAAAGTCGCTTCCCCGGTTGAACTGGTTGCGCTCCGAACCCGGTTGCGCCCGTGGTGGGTAGGGGCGGGTGACGCGTCAGCGCCAGCGGGCGGGCGAACACCGCTCCATGCGCGCACGCTTATAAAACGAAAATGCCCCGTCGCGGCGGTCGGAGGTGGTTCGGATGCCGCGTAGGCGCAGGCAGTCGAAGGCGCGCTTCGTCGAGTCAGACGGCCTAATCGACGCCGCGCGAGCCCGTTCACGGGCCGCTGAGTGGCTCCGTAAGGCCGAAATGGGCGCCGTTCCGGCGCTCCACGAGACGCATGCGCCCTCTGCCGCGGACCGGAACGCCTGGCGTGCCCGTGGCGTCGCCCTGAACGCCCTCGCGGACGAGCTCGACCCCGACGGTGCCACCACGCGGCACCTCGCGTGGCTCGCTCGTCACCACCTCAACCAGAAAGGCAAGCCATGACAGTCAAACCCCGCTCGGTGCGCGCTCCGAGCCATCTCGAGCCGGCGACGAGATCGTGGTGGTCGTCGGTGGTCGACGGCTACGTCCTGGAACCGCACCACGTTCGCCTCCTGACGCTCGCTGCGGAGGCGTGGGACCGAGGCCAGGCGGCGCGAGCTCGTGTCGACGCCGACGGCATCACCGTGAACGACCGTTACGGCGTGCCGAAGGCGCATCCGGCGATCGCGATCGAGCGGGACTGCCGAATCACGTTCGCCCGCCTCATCCGAGAGCTCGACCTCGACGGCGAACCGCTGCCTGATCCTCGCCCGCCGCGTCGTGGAGGCCGCTGAGATGCCGCGCCGTATGCGATACGCGAAGGCGACGACCGGCCGCCCGTCGTGGGCCGGCGGCGACAAGATCGACGTGTTCTTGGCCTTCAGGCTGGTGCGCCGCGGGTACCCGTTGACGGCCGAGGACGTCGTGTACATCCGCTCTCTCGCCGACGAGTACCCGGACCTGTGGACGGCGTGCAGGTTGCGGGAGCTGCTCGACGAGGTGGCGGCGGAGTGATGACCACGCTCGAGGCCGTGCTGTCATGAGCGGCAGGGAGCGGCTCGCGCTCCTGCGTCGGTTGCAACGCCGCCGCGCCTTATTCGGCCCGTTGCGCAGCGACGTCGACACGGTGGCGGCCATCTTGGTCGCCGTTGCCCGCGACGGGATCCTCCCATCGAACAAGGACGACGAGGGCTGACCGATGCCCGTCCGTCGCGAGCCGATCGTCGAGATCACTGTGCGCGATGCGCAGTGGCTGGCGTTAGCTGCGCGTCGCGCTCTCGAGGTGGCTCGCCGTGATGGACGGACGATCCCGGACCACGCGCTCAGAATGTCGGCCGACCTCGATGAGCTCGCGTCCCTCGGCCGGGCGATGTTCGCGCTACCGCGAACGTCTCGCGAACACCGTCCTGGTCGTTTGCCGGCCGGCGCCGTTGATGATTGCGATGGCGTGTTCGCTGCCGGCACCTTGACAACTGCCGAAGTAGCGCAGGGCTTGGCGGTCTCGAACCGGGCGGTCCAGCGGCTCGCACAACGCGGGACGTTGACCGCTCGGCGAGGGCCTCGCGGGCTGCTCTTCGACAATGAAGAGGTCGAGAGATACAGACGAATGAAGGCGGCAGGATGACGATGACAGCAGGTGTTCTGGGCCCGAAGCGGGCGCTCAAGGTGACGCGTTCGCATATCGCGACGCTCGAGCGGCAGGCGGCGATGGGGCCGCTGTCGCTGACCGATCAGGCGATGCTCGCCGGGCTGCGGCGCGACGCGAAGGAGCTCGACCGTCAGGTCGCAAAGCGCAAGCCCGAGAAGCGCGCCGTCCGGGTGAAGTCCGAGCCGCGGGTGTACGAGGAGCACAGCCCTCATAGCTTCTTCGCCGACCTCGCGGCGTCGGCGAGAAGCGAGAACAGGGTGGCGATCGAGCGGTTGGAGCGGTACCACCGCGAGAACATCGTCGAGCAGCGCGTGGCGCCCAATACCTCGCTCGGGACAGGCGGAGAGATGGTGCCTCCGGCCTGGCTCATCGAGAAGGTCGGCGCTGCTGCCGCCGCCGGCCGTGTCGCCGCTGACCTCATCGGCAGCTCGCCGCTGCCTGCCGGTGTCGGCCAAATCAACGTGCCGAAGATCACCGGCGGCGCGACGGTGGGCGTCCAAGCGGTCCAGGGCGGGGCCGACGCATCAACCGACGAGACGACCGCGGCGGGCACATCGAGCGTGGTGACGATCTCAGGGCATGTCGACGCTTCGCAGCAGTTGTTCGATCAGGTTCCGATCGGCTACGACCGGATCGCATTTCTCGACATGTCGAGGAACTACAACAAGGCGCTCGATGATCAGATCATCAACGGCTCCGGGGCGAACGGTCAGCTGCTCGGGCTGTTCAACGTGAACACGGCGGGCACACATGTCATCTCCGGTTCGTCAGCGACGACGATTCAGGCGATGTGGCCGTTGTTCGGCCAGGCTGGCGCCGCGGTCGGCAACGACCGCAAGCTGCCGATGGAACACTGGTTGTTCGCTCCTCGTCGGTGGGAGTGGCTGGCGTCGCTGCTCGACACTCAGAACCGCCCGATAGCGGCACCGGGCACCCGCGGTATCCAAGAGGCCGACTACCCGCCTCGCGGCGGGACGTACGCGGTCGGGCCGGTGAACGGACACCCCGTCTGGCCGGCCGGCGCCATCGCCGCTGGGGCCTCGGCCGATTTCGTGGTCGCCTTCCGCCCATCCGATTGCTACCTATGGGAAGGCGAACCGGCTGGCGGGCACGCTCGGCGTGCGTCTGTCGATTCGCCGGTACGTCGCCGCCATCTTGAATCGCTACCCGACCGGAATCGCCGCCATCACTGCAATCC